CAATCACGCCGTCGGCGCGGAGACGGACGAATATAAAAAATATCGCCGTCGAACCGTCGGGTTTCAACTGTTCGCTAAAAAATGGGGAATCAAATTCAGCGATAGCGAATATAACGAACCGGGTAAAATATTAGACCATGAGACATACGGCCAGAACGGGGCCGACGGGTTTAATACGCCAAGAGATAGAATCCTAACGGACGTCTGCGAAATGCTGGAAGGGATGGGCCTCAAGTGGTGGCTCAATTCCGGCTCATGCTTGGGCGCGATTCGAGAAAAGGGATTCATCGGGCATGATACCGATTTAGATTTCGGCATCGCACCGGGCCAGGACGATAAGTGGAATGAAATCCAGGACGCTTTCTTGTGCAAGGGATTCACGCTTTACCGTGCCTGGGTCTGGCGGGATATCAAGGCCGAACTAAGTTTCAAGCGGGATGATATCAAGGTCGATCTGTTCTTTTACCGTCACTGCGGCGACGGGGCGCGGGTATGGTTCGGCGCGTTTGGGCCGGACACGCTCGGACGTTGGGGCGCGTTTATGCGATTCGTTCCCCGGACGTATCCGGCGCGATTATTTGAGTCGCCGCGTCAAATATTCCTTCGCGGCCAGCGGTGCTATGTCCCGAATCCGCCGGAGGAATATTTGCGGTGCCAGTATGGGGATGATTGGAAAACGCCCCGCAAGGACTGGCAGTATTGGATTGACAACAAGGCGATTGATTACGACTTTTTGAAGGTATTGGAGGCGGGCGAAACGAAGGCGGCGACGGCTCCGGCGGCCGAAGTCAACCCACCGGAGTTCCGCTCAATAGTCCTAAAAATTGGGCGACCGGTCAAAAAATCGGACCCCGTCGCTATCGGCATTAAAACGTTCATGCGGGCGTCTCTGCTTTATCGGACGCTCGCCGCTATAGAAAAGTATTGCACGGTCCCTTATCGGCTCTACATCGCCGACGATGGCCCGATTGACGATGAGAAGCGTTGGCGGTATCAGCGGCTAAAGAACGCCGGGCATGTCGTCATTGAGTTGCCGTATAACAGCGGGATTAGCGTCGGCAGAAACGCCATTGTTAAGGCCGTGACGGAATCGCGGGTGCTGATTCAGGACGACGACATTGGGCCAGCGGATGCGGATTGCCTGCCGCGCATGATGGCCGTGCTGGACGCGGCCCCCGGCATCGGCGTTGTCGCCGCACTCATTAAGGGCGAGGCGGGAGAATACTTCGCAAGCGAGAGTTACGCCAAGGGGCTGGCTCTGGACTTGGCCCCGCCGTTGCTTACGCGGACCCCGGCCCCGCGTCACGTGGAGCGCGTCGGCGAAGCGGGCCCGCTCTATGTTATGGCCGATCAAGTGCCCAACTTCTTTGTAGCCAAAAGGGAGGCCCTTGAAGCAGTGAAATGGGACGATCAAATCCGCGTGGAATACGAGCACATGGACTGGTTCCTTTCGCTGAAACAAACGCCGTGGAAAGCGGCGGTTTGCCTAGACGCCCATGCTACCCATTGGAACGCGATTGCGGAGCGGGATTACTTCACGTTTCGTAACTCGCAAAGCCCGGCGCATTTCCTAGGGAAGTGGGGGATCTCACGGATCGTCAGTCAGTTGGGATAAGGGGCTTATTTCCCCTCGGCTTTGGCAAGGGCGTCGCGGGCGGCCGAAACGATACGCTTAAGGACGAACGGATTGACGGCATACATACGGTTGCCCTCAAAGGTGCAGTCCTTTAGGGCATAGTCGCAATCGTCTAAATCCAAAACAGACTCAAGTGCCGACTGCATTTCCGGAGCGGCGGCTATTAAGTCCGCGTCGGCCCGGAGGGGAATCAGCCCGGCGACCACGTTTTGATTCGGCTGACGGCCTTCCCGTTCGACGCAATAAACGGGAATTTCTACCGTTGGGCCTTCGGGTAAAATGGCGTGCATCCCGGAAAGGATTTTCCATTCTCCCGGCGTGTGTTTCGTTTCGCTCATTTTGTTTTCTCCTTTTTATACTTGACTTGATACTGCTTACAATTCGGGCAAGCCTTCGGGTTAGGGATACGGGGCGTCCATTCGTACCCGCATTTGACGCAACGGACGCGGGAGATTGGGGCGGGAGTGGCGGGGCGTTTCATTTGTGCGCCGGGCCTTACCAGACGTTAAGGCCGGTCTCTACGTCGTACCAGTCGGAGTCAATCCAAGAGGCGGTCAAAAAATCCTCAATGGACGCATCTAACAGGGCAACGTTATCGCTGACCTGGACCGTTGCCACGCGGTAGACAGGATCAACGCCGTCGAGTTTCGCGGCGGCTAGGGAGTGGTGACCGTCAAGGATGGCCTGATATTGCACGTCGCCAACCTCAAACTCGGGCGACAAGGTGACGGCATAATCATGGGCGGCTCGCTTGGCCGCTACTATTTCGCCGTCCAGGTGGCGCTGACTGCTGATAATCATTTTGCCCTCCCGTGTGTCTCTCGCATCGTTTATCATGACCCTATTATATTATTATTATTATGACGATTGCAAGCCGGGTGATACAAAACACGGCAAATATGCCCGGTAAGTTATTGATTATAAAAGGTCAAAAAATGTTGAAAAATCTTTGTTTTCTACCCCTTGAAATCGGGCCGCTTTTAGGAGCTTAACCCGTGTCTGAAATCACCCGACAGATCGGAATCACCGCCGTCCTGGCCGCCGTCATTTCACGCCTCAAAACGGACGCGCTCACTATCGCCTACGCGGCTAAGATTTTTAACAACGTACCCGGCGGGAGCGCCATGCCGTATATCCGCGTCGGCGAGTTTCTAGACCGCCCGTCTGCTATGTTCGGCTCCCGCGACTTCGCGCCAGAGGACGTCTCGTTTCAGGTTCATGTCTGGTCAAATTACGCTGGCGACTATGAAGCCGCGAATCTCATGTCGCTTATCTGCAAGGCCATCACGGGAACGCGGCTTTCTATCACGGGATACTCAACGCTCTACAACGCGGTTCTCGAATACTCGGACGTGCTGATTGACGATACCGTTCCGACCGCGATTTGCCGACACGGGATTTTACGCTTCATCCTCCGCGTCTGTCCGTCGTAAATTCTCGCGCTTAGGGTTAACCGGCGTTAACCTTAATTTTATCTTAACTCGTTCATTCCGTTCACATGGGCCGCTATCGGCGGACCCATAAATCCAAAAATCTCTAAGGAGATCATATATGTCTAGTTCTGCTGTTGAAGGACGCGCCTGTACCCTGACCCTGGAGGGCGATGCCCTGGCCGAAAGCCGGGATTTTTCGTTGTCGCTAACACAAGCCGACTACGACAAAACGAGCCGCGATTCCAACCGTATCGGCGAATACGGCGTTGCTCGGCGCGATTGGTCCGTTAGCGGGAGCGGTCTCTACATCGCCGCCGACGTCGCCAAGAAGTGCCTTGTCAACCATTGGTCCTCCGGTTCCCCGGCCGCGATTACCGTGCTTATCACCATCGGCTCACAGACCATGACCGGTGAGGCCATCGTTACGGACCTGTCCGTTGACGTGCCTTACGAGGACGCCGTTGGCTGGTCCTTTTCGCTGAAGGGAACCGGCGCGCTGACCGTTTCCGCGTCGTAATCGGAAACATACTGTAAATCTGTTCGCATATAACAGCGGGGGCGGGAATACCTCCATTCTCGCTCCCGTCGTTAACCATATCCCAAATATCCCAAGAGGAGAAAAAAGTATCATGCCTAACCGTCCCATTCCGATTGAGTTGGACAAAACCCGCCATCTGTATTTTGACTTTAACGCGCTGGTCGTGGTGGGCGAGAACATCGACGTTCCCATTCAGGAATTACTGGCGAATTATCAAAAGTACACACAGCGCAATCCGCTGAAGGTCATGCGGGCTCTTTTGCTTGGCGGCTTGTCCAATGAAGACAACAGTCTGACCCTGCAAAAAGTCGGCGTTCTCCTGGACCCGCTTTTAAAAGATACGAAGCGGTTTATCAAGGTCGGGGAAATCATCCGGCAAGCGTTCTTTTCCGCGTTTATGGACGAGACGGGAGAGGCCGAAAAAAAAGACGAGGGGCGGGTTCCGACGGCAACGATTCCGAAAAGCCGTGGACGTGGGAAGAATACCTAACCACAAACTACCGGCTTGCCGTCGGCGAGCTTGGAATCCTGCCCCGTGAATTTTGGCGCATGACGCCCGGCGAGGTCCACCTCCGGGCTTTTTATTTCTTCAAAAACCATAGGCGGTCGGAGCGGTCCGCGTGGAAACGACAGGCACATTTTACCGCCATGCTGATGAATGTCAGCGGCAAGGTCGTCAAGCGCAAGATCAAGGGCCGTGATCTATATCGGTCTCGTGATGATGAAGACGACACCTTGGCGGCGACAAAGGGCAAGCCGGGCGTGACGGGGGCCGACCGGCGGCGGCAAATGCTCGAAACGCTGAAGGCCCAGAAGGCGAAATGCTGGACGAAAATTAGCGATGCCAAGTTAGCGGAATTTGAGGCGTCCGTTTCGGCGGACGGTAAACAGTAAATAGCAAGCGATAGGGAAAACCATAATGAGCGGTGAGCTTGGAAAAGTCGTGGTAGTTGTCGGGGGCGATACCGCCTCTCTGCAAAAGGCCATTGATGAAATAACCAAGGCGGTCGACGGTGCGTCTAAGAAAACCAAAGACTTCGGCGAAAAGCTGAAGCAAACGGGGGAGCGCGCCCAACAGGTTGCCCGTCCGATGATGGCTTTCGGCGCGGCGATTACCGGCGGACTCGGGCTTGCCGTCAAAGCGTTTGGCGACTTCGATGCCGCTATGAATGAATCGCTTGCCATCATGGGCGATGTTTCGGACACACAGCGTGGCGACATGGTACGCGCCGCCGAAGACGTAGCCCGGACGACGACCTTTTCCGCCAAGGAAGCGGCGGCGGCCTTTTACTATTTAGCAAGCGCCGGACTTGACGCCGAGCAATCCATTGCCGCCCTTCCCGCCGTTGCCCAATTTGCCCAAGCCGGAATGATGGACCTGGAGACGGCGACCGAATACCTGATGGACTCGCAATCCGCCCTAGGGCTTAAGGTTGCCGATGCTACGCAGAACATGGAGAACATGGTCCGCGTCTCGGATGTGCTGGTCGAAGCGGCCAACGTTTCGAATGGCAGCATTGAACAGTTTGCGGCCGCTCTTTCTAACTCCGCCCCCATGATGCGCCAGCTCAATATGGATATTGAAGAAGGCGTTGGCGTGCTCTCCGTCTATGCTGATCAGGGCATTAAGG